AAAGAGTACCGGAAGGCTACGTTATCAAGAAACAAGAGTTGATAGATAAGCTCAAAATGCAGATGGCACAAATGCCGGTGCAACCACAACCGCAAGGAAGCGGAGTAACGCCAGAGGTTGATATAGGAGAGCGGAACCTTAACCGTATCGCACAACAATTTGATGCATAAGGGTATACCAACCTTTTGCAAATATATCTGACGTGACCAACCATAGTCACAAAGGAGAATGAACATGGATTTAGAGAACACACCAATCGTTGAACCTAATGCAATTGACGACATAAGCACAGCAGACTTTGAAGCATTATGGAACGACGAAACTTCCGACCTGACAGACGAGGTAGACCAACCAACTCTTGATGATGAAGAAGTAGCAGACGACGAGTTCACCGAAGAAGGTGAAACAGACGAAGCCGAACAGCCAGAAAGTTCTGACGAAACGGAGCAATCAGACGAACCCGAGAGCAAGGAGCCCGAACCCGAAGTATTCAAGATTAAGTACATGGGCGAAGAACTTGAACTCAAACGTGACGAGGTTATCCAGCTTGCACAGAAGGGCAAAGATTACGACCGTATTCGTAGCAAATATGACGAGTTTACAGCGTTTGCAAGTAAACACCCCACCTACAAGGAACAGGTAGAGTTCCTTAACGACCTTGCAACACAAAGCAACATGACGGTGGACAAGCTGATTGAGGAAACGCGCATTAGACAGCTTGTAGACCAAGGTTTTGACGAAACGATTGCAAGAGAAAAGTATGCCTTAGAACAAGAGAAACGGCAGCTTGAGCGTGAGAAAGCGGGTGTTGAGAAGCTAAAGCAAGCGGAACAAGCCACAGTAGCAGACCAAGAGCGGAGGGCAAAGGATATACAAGAATTCCTTGCCGAGTACCCATCAGTTACCCCAGCGGAATTACAAGGTTTAACTGATGTTTGGGCTGACGTTGCTAACGGCAAATCACTTGTAGACGCTTATCGTAAATATGAAAACAAGCAACTGAGAGAGCAGATGAAAGCACTTTCAGCAAAACTTGAAGCTGCGGAGAAGAACAAGGCTAACAAGGCTAAGTCAACAGGCTCAAGAGCAACATCGGGCAGTAAACAGATTGATCCGTTCCTTGAGGACTGGTATTCAGACTAAACAAGCCTATGGTCTTAAATATAGCCATAGGTCAATAAAGAAAGACGAGGTAAAAACAATATGGCTATTAATCTTGCAACAAAATATTCTCCCCTAATAGACGAGAGATTTAAGAAAGAGTCTATTACAAATGCCTACGCAGGCAATAAGTACAAATTTGACGGTGTACGTTCAATCGTTATCTACAGCGTTGACCCCGTGACTTTGAACGACTATAACCGTTCGGCCACAGCAAACCGCTTTGGTACTCCTACAGAACTTGGCGATACCACACAGACACTCACAATGTCGCAGGACAAGTCCTTTACTTTCACCATTGACAGAGGAAACGCTTCCGACCAGTTGAATATCAAGCACTGCAATCAGCAGTTGAAAACCAACTGGGATGAAGTTTGTACTCCTGAAATCGACAAGTACAGGATTGCTAAATGGATTAATGGTGCAGGTCTTGGTGCTGCCAGCTCAACCGCATTAGGCAAATCTACCGTAATTGAAGCGATTATGACAGGAAGCGCAGCTCTTAACAACAAACTTGTTCCGAAACGCAACAGAGCACTATTCATTTCCGAAACCGTCTACATAGCAACAAAACTTGCTAACGAGATTATCGGGATTGACACTCTCGGTGCAAAGTCGGTAACTCGTGGTGTTGTTGGTTACATAGATGGCATGGCCGTTGTGCCTGTACCAGACAGCTACCTCCCTGACGGCATTAACTTCATAGTTAAGTACAAAGACTCCACTGTTGACCCGCTGAAACTAAAAACTCTCCGTGCGCACATTAACCCTCCTGGCATTGATGGACACCTCGGTGAGTGCCGTTTCTACCATGACAGCTTTGTACTTGATAACAAGATTAACGGCTTGTATGTCCACGCTAAAAACGGTGCTTGTGCAGTTCCTACCGGTGACGCAGGAACTACCGCTGCAGGCAAGCTAACTCTTTCGTGCGCAACCCAAAGTGCGGTAATCAAGTACACAACTGACGGTAGCAATCCAAAGACTTCCCCAACTGCCGAAACCTATAACGGTAGTTCTAAACCTTCGCTCTCCGAAGATTCCGGTGTGCACATTGTCAAGGCTTTTGCTTCCAAGAGCGGTCTTGTCAACAGCCCGATTTTCGAGCTTACCTACACTGTCTAAACAGAATACAGGGGCGGCTAACCACCGCCCCTTACTCCAATAAGGAGGGCTACTATGGCAACAACTGCACAGCAAGTATTTGATATTGCAATCGGCTTAATGAGCGCCGATACGAACGGACAAACTGAAACATCAGATACTCTTGAATACAAGAACAGGACATTGTTAATCCTCAATGCCTTGCGTGGTGAACTGTACCCATACAGTGACACTTACGCACGTTCAGAAGGCGGTACACGCCCCACAACGCTCCCAATCTCGGACTTTGATACTCCGATCAACTTAGACGATTACATAGCGCAGACTGTCATGCCTTACGGCTTGGCGGCGCATTTACTAATAGACGAAAACCCAACAGTTGCGGGCTTCTTCCAACAGAGATATGAAGAACTGCTGGACAAACTCGGTAACGCTCCTCAGGACTTTGAACAGATAGTTGACGTGTACGGTGGTATAGGACACTCGGAGGGCGGGCGGTGGTAAGACATGGCTAAAATACAAGCATCTGTAAAAGAGAAAGTATTCAAAATAAATAGATGGCTTGGTGTGAACGAAAGCCCTGACGGTGACACAGGTCTACGCATGGGTGAAGCATCTGTAATGCAGAACTTCCGAATTACCGACGATTACTCACTACAGACGAGGTTCGGCAGTAAGAACGTTGCGGGTTTGCTGTCACAGTATGCCATTGATGTTGCTGCTGAACCAGTGATTTTAAGAGATGAAGTTGTTGACACAACAGCAACATTCAGCGTTAAGCCAAATATATCCCTGTCTGAAACAGGCTTATTGTCGTTAAGCGGAGCAGAAGAAACACTGAACTATGCAAATCACCCAAACTACACAGACTATTACCATGTGCATACAAACGGCAACATCTACAAGTTTGTTGACTGCGAATATAGTGACGGTCTTGTGGACGGTGTGCAACAGTACCGGTGGAGCAAGTGGAACGCGACAACAAGTTATTACAGCTACTACACCCTGTCATTTAGAAATACAGGTTCGGTTTATAACCCTGACGGGTTCACAGGCAATTCAAGCTATAGTTTCAATTCATATACAGGGAAGTTTTCGCCCTCTGGCAGCACTGTCCATATTACTAACAGCGGCACAGTTTACAGTTATAGCGGTGGAGTAACTGCTACAGGTGGCGGTTATTTCAACGTTTTTTCCGCCGATGTGAGTGGTCCTTATTACGGTTCAACAACCTCAAAAGGCTCAACCTTCTTAGGCTACGTCTACGGCGCATCTGGCGCATACCCAAACGGTGGCACAAAGACGGTAGACGGAACTACATATTGGTTCTCTGACATGGTTCAAAGCAAGGAATACAAATGGAAGTTTGCGCCTGTAACCGTAGTTAGCAATCAAAGCGACAAGGTTGTGCGTGGGATATGGTCTGGATTTGTTGGCGGTACTGAATACATTGTTGGTGCTTGTAACGGCAGATTGTGGAGCTTGTCAATAGACGAACAGGGTGTATGGTCTAAGTCTGACATTGGTATTGTAGATACTGACAATCCTGTTCATATGTACGGATTTGACGACAAACTGTACCTTATCAACGGTTCGGAGTACAAGGTTTGGGACGGTGACGCATTAGCCAACGTTACAGGCTACAGACCTCTTGTAAGTGTTGCACGTAGTCCTGACGGAGCTAATCAACAGGCACTTGAACAAGTCAACCTGCTCAACGGACAAAGGCGTGTATGGTTCTCTCCGAACGGCACGGCAAAGGACTTCATGTTGCCAGAACAAAACCTAGCTACCATCGACTATGTGAAAGAGGTTGCGACAGGTGATGCAATAGCCTTTACAGGTGACACAACAGAGGGAAAAGTTACGTTCGATACTGCTCCTGCGATTGGTACAAACACTATTGAGGTTGGATATTCAGTCGCCAACGCTGCGAGGAACGAAGTCACTTCCATGCGATATGCGGAGATATACAACGGTGTAACGGACAACAGAGTATTCCTGTACGGTGACGGTAGCAACAAGGCAATCTACAGCGGATTAGACTACAACGGACAAGCAAGAGCTGACTACTTCCCCGCACTGAACACTGTACTCTTGGGCGACTCAAGCACGCCAATAACAGGTATGCAGCGTCATTACAGCGAGTTGATAGCGTTCAAAACAGACGGAGCATTTGCGATAAACTACGATACCATAACATTACCAGAGGGACAGGTCACAGCGGGTTTCTATGTACGCCCTATCAACAGCGTATTAGGCAACGAAGCATTAGGGCAAGTACAGCTTGTTGAGAACAATCCGAGAACGCTTGAAAGCGGTGGCATATATGAGTGGCGTATTGCTACAGGTGCAGTACATGACCAAAGAAACGCTGACAGAATATCTCAACGTGTCGGCTTGACGTTGATGCGTATGGACCTACTTAATGCAGTCACTTTTTACGACAAGATAAACCATGAGTATTACGTCATGCAAGATGGCAAAATGCTTGTCAACAATGTGGAGAATGACACTTGGTACATCTACGAAAACCTACCCGCAACTTGCATGATTACCTACAAAGATGAACTGTACATCGGAACTACTGATGGCTACATAAGGCACTTGTCAAGAGAGTACATGAGCGACAACGGAGATCCAATTCAAGCGTACTGGGAAAGCGGCTCAATGGACTTTGGTGCGGGGCATTTAAGCAAGTATTCAGACACTCTATGGGTGGGTGTTAAGCCAGAGTCTTATGGTGTAATTACAGTTGGTGTTGACACAAACAGATACACAGAAGCGGTAAAAACAAAGTCTGTAGCAAGCGGTTTTTTCAGCTTCCTTGACCTTGACTTTACAAGATTATCATTCAACACAAGCGATAAACCACAGATGGAGAAGCTGAGAATAAAGGCAAAGAATTTCTCTTATTACACGCTGATATTTTCCTCTGACTCAAACAACACAAGGGCAACTATAACAAACACAGACATTAAAGTGCGTTACACAGGCTATGTGCGTTAAGGCGGTGACGGAATGGCACTTGAAAAACTAACACAGGACGTTGCAAATATATCGAAACTGGACAACTACCCCCCCGACGACCCGGGTATGACACCGGATAAGCTAAAATCTTTGTTCGATAAGGGTAGCAACACGATTAAGGACTACATAAATAATACGCTTTTACCACAGCTTGAACAAGGTTATGTGTCCTCAATAGCGAGAACAAGCGGTGACGGTTCAGCAGGGTCTACTGATACTTATACAATCTCGTTCCATGACGGAACTGCAATCACGTTCGACATTTACAACGGTGTTGATGGTGCAAAAGGCGACACGGGCATTGGAATAGCGTCGGTCGACCTTGTCAGCGGGAATCATGCGGCGGGGACGTTCGATACATATCGCATAACACTTACCGACAATACGACCTATGATTTCCAAGTTTACAACGGTGCTGACGGTGTAAAGGGAGACCCCGGGGAACGTGGCAAGTCGCTTGAATTTAGATGGAACGGCACACAGTTAGGGGTAAGGGTTGAAGGTGAAACCTCTTATCAATATGTAAATCTCAAAGGTGACAAAGGTGAACAGGGTATACAAGGATTGGCAGGCAAAAACCTTGAGTTTAATTGGGATGGAACGCAACTTGGAGTTAGACAAGAAGGGCAAAGCAGTTACCAGTACGTCAACCTCAAAGGAGAAAAAGGTGACACGGGCGCAGTGCCTAATATAAGCATTGGTACAACAACCACTCTCGCTGCTGGCTCAAATGCGACAGTTAATAGACGTTCTGGTAGCCCTGACACAGCCCCAATCTTCGATTTCGGCATCCCAAAGGGTCTTGACGGAAAAGACGGAAAAGACGGGAAAGACGGGAAAGACGCTGTATTACCATTTGACATTTGGGCAGGTACGTTAGCAGAGTATAACGCATTGCCCTATGAACAGCGTAGCGATCCTAACTTTGTCCACTGCATATACGAGGAATAGCCTATGCCACTATACATAAACGACAACAGCGTGTACCCAATGGAACTAACGACTATTCGCAAAGAAAACAAAATCATATACGACAGAGCAACAAGGGGAAAATCGTGGTTTTACATAGAGGTATTAAAGCCGCTACAAGCATTTATCACAGCAGATGGGAATGTGTTTTACACTTCCGATAATCGTCCGTTCAATGTAGTAAAGGAGTGAGTACATGGCATCGTATTTTAACCTAACGCTTGATACCCTTGCCCCGAGTGGTCTTGTTTTAACAATCAACGGTGGGGTATCAGCTGTAACATCAGCAAGTGTAACTCTTGGCATATCGGTTTCTGATGGCAACACAGCAGGCTATTCAATGCTTATCTATGGTGATGTTGGTTCTGGATTAACCGAAGGAACAGCAACTTGGGAAGCCTTCTCTGCAACTAAGGCAATAACCCTAAAGAGCGGTGACGGTTCAAAGACTATCAAAGCAAAAGTCAAGGACGATGTTGGCAACGTTTCCACTGAGGCAACAGTTACAGTATTGCTTGATACTACCGTTCCTGTAGTGAACATTGTTGCGGGTCCTGACTACTCAAAAATCTCTACAGTTGCGGGCCACGACACAGCTACATTCAGCTTTGAAGTCAACGAAGCGTTTACAGAATACAAAGTTAAGGTTGTCGCTTCTGGTTCGGCTACACACACCACAGGCACACAGATACCCACCACTAACGGTTCGGTCAACATGACAGGTACAGGTAGCTATCCCGCAAACACACCTATACAGTGTGTCATAAAAGGCGCAGACCTTTCCACAGCGGTATCGGGCGTCAATCAGGCACACGTTGTTAAGGTGTTCGCAAAAGACGCTAACGGATTATGGAGCGTGTAGCACATGGGGCCTGAACTGAGCTTTAGCGTAACGCGCACGAAGATTTCAGACGAAGCGGGCTACAACAGCCTGAGCGTGACGTTCTCGTCGGACATTGCGTATTCGGAGTTTGAGTGCCGTGCGACGAAAGTCGGCGCAGATTACGGCGTGGGAAAAGGGAGCCTCGTCGCCTCCTTTTCCTACACGCCGGCGGCGACGAACCGCACGTTTGAAATCTATGACACACACCTTGTAAACGGTGATGGAGAGTACAGAATATCCCTATTTGCTAAAAGCGTTGAAACGGGCACATGGAACGATAATCACGCTTTCTTTGCAAGCGGGAGCACATTTATCACAGCAGACGGAAAAATCTTTCTTTGTGTGAGGTGAAAACATGGCAAATTATAACAGTGCATATACAGGGCCTCAGATAGATGCAGCAGTAGGTGCGGTGGCGAGTAAGGCAGACGATTCTGATGTTGTTCACAATACGGGCAACGAGACAATAGGCGGGGTTAAAACATTCTCGTCCTTCCCTGTTACGCCTTCAAGCGTACCAACAGCTAATTATCAAGTGGCGAACAAGAAATATATAGACGATAAGGTAAAAACTGATGTACCGGCTGGAGCAAAGTTCACAGATACAGTGTATTCACATCCTGCCACTCATAGCGCAGATATGATAACTGATGGGACAACCAACAAAGTATTTACGGCTACGGAAAAGACTAAACTTGCAGGTATAGAGGATGGCGCGAACAAATACACGCACCCCGCCACTCACCCCGCAAGCATGATTACAGGGTTGCCTACGAGCTTACCTGCTAATGGTGGAAATGCCGATACAGTAGGCGGCTTTACTGTAGGCGTTAACGTACCTGCAAACGCTAAGTTTACCGACACAACTTATTCTGAAATTACAACTTCTGAAATAGACGCAGGTACAGCTAGCACACTGAGGACTATTACAGGCAGAAGAATAAAATACATCCTTGACAAAGTGCAAGGGTGGCTAGACAACAAGGTGGATAAAGTCTCTGGCAAAGAATTGTCCTCCAATGATTATACAACTGCCGAAAAGAATAAGCTCGCAGGCATAGCGGCAGGAGCTAATAACTATACTCACCCCTCAACGCACAGCGCAGACATTATTACGGACGGCACGACAAATAAGGCATTTACTGCAACTGAAAAAAACAAGCTGGCAGGCATCGAAGCTGGCGCACAGGTCAACACTGTCACATCGGTAGCGGGTAAAACAGGTGCGGTTACGCTGGCGAAGTCCGATGTGGATCTGGGCAATGTAGACAATATTAAGCAGGCAACTAAGACAGAACACGATGCTTTAGATGCAAGAGTTACGTCGCATGAGGCAGATGGTGCGTCACACTCAAAAACAGCGAGATTTGTTATCGGAACATCAACCGCAGGTTGGACTTCTGCTGACTGTGATTATCTTTGTGATGGTACAGCAGACCAAGTAGAAATAAACAATGCAATAACCGCTTTACCTGTTACTGGTGGCGAGATTGTAATCTTAGATGGCACT